CCATGAAGCTCTTTGCCATCAACAGAATATAGCTCTCCAACTTTTGTGTCAAACGTGGTTTTGCCAGAATAAATCTTGCCGCCATCTTCTGATGCAGAAACAACCCAGTTGATCCTGAAATGCTCATACGAAAACGGATTCCAGTTTTTAAGCAAATCCTTGTGTTCTGGAAGACTTTTGCCTTTACCAACATGCAAAGCAAAATCATCCAAGTCTTCGTTGTGAACGCAGTTTTCAAACTTGAAATCTTTGATTATTTTTCTTCTTATTTCTTTAACGCAATCTGGAACACTTTTTTGTTTTGGCAAATACAGAATCGGGTTGTTGTCTAATGTCTTTTCGGCAATAGGCAAGTTTTCGTAAACAAATTGTTTTGCTTGCTCTATTGCATCCATCAATACAACTCCTGAGTTGAAGGGATAAGCTCTACATTGTCAATGCGAATAACTTCTTGCTCAACAATCTGAGGAAGCATGTTCACTACCTGCATAACAGGGTCATACCAATATTGATCTATTGACACAAGACCTGAGTCGTATTCGGATGGAAAATCAGTCCAAAACATTGTTTCGGCAAGAGGGAAAGTTGCATCATCAGCAACAACTTCTGCCACACGATAGCCAGTTTGTCTTGGCTCTGTCGTTGAAATAAGTGCTTTCATCAATAAAACTCCTCAACAATAACGATGCCTTGTGCGCCAGCGCCACCGCTGTTTGTACCAGCACTAGTTCGAATAGCGCCACTGCCACCACCACCATAAGCTTGACCAGCATTGCCAGCCACTCCAGTTGGCGCTGAGGAGTATGTTCCAGTGGCTCCTCCACAGCCCATTCCAGAATTTCCTCCAGTACCCCCAATAAAGCCCAGCGCAGTCTGTGCATAACCTGCGTCAGTACCCGCACCACCTCCAGAACCATTTACATTTAAATTACCGCCAGAACCAGCACCGCCAGCACCACCACCCGAACCTTGTGAAGGAACTGTTGCAGCGCCTCCTCCACCGCCAGCAGTCGCAGAAATAACTGTTACCGTACCTCCAAATGATGATGATGCACCAGCACCACCAACCGTAAAAGGTTGAGGGCCTGGAATTGATGCGGCTGGGTAAGTCCTAACAGCCATTCCACCACCACCACCACCGCCCGCTCCAGAGCCAGCAAAGTTAGTGACCAAACCTGACGGGGTGCTTGTTCCAGATGCTGGCCCACCTGCACCGCCACCACCAACAACAGTTACTTTAATAGCTTTAACTGTTGCTGGCTTTGTCCATGTGCTTGATGATCCATAGACGTTTAATACAGGGATACTTGTTGCAGCAGAAGTCTGAACACTGCCATCGTTAAAAGTAATCGCCGTTGGCGACATTGAGGTTGCCATGATTTCTCCTTGTTAGACTGAAGTTATTTCGCCGGTAGAGCTTATCGTCACAATAGTTGTTGTGCCGTATTTGATGACAAGTGACCCACTCTCCTGAAGTATCTTAAAGTTTGTTGTATCTATTGATCCGCTGCCAATATTTGCGCCGCCAGTAAGAGTCGGCTTGTTTGAAAATACAGGAGTTCCGCTAAATGTTGGATTGCCGCTGAGCGTAGGGTTGCCAGTGAACGTGCCTGTTAATCCAGCCCCCGCAGCGAATGTTGGAGTCCCGCTAAAAGCAGGCGTCCCGCTGAATGACGGGTTTCCGGAAAACACCATGTTCCCTGAGAACGTAGGGCCACCAGTAAATGTACCGGCCATTGAGCCGCCGCCACTTAATGCGGCAGTTCCACTGAATGTCTTGTTTCCAGATATGGTCTGCGTTCCGTCTAGCTGGACAAAGTTCTCTAACGCCGATGAAATCAGACGTAGCTCTACTTTGTCTCCGGCTGTGTAAGCGCGAGCACTAGACCCACCCTGCGCCCGAACAATGGTGAAGGTGTCGGATGATCGAGCAGTGACTTTGACAAACTCAATCTGATTGCTTGAGTTGACCAAGGCCACATAAAAGAATCCACTGGTCGTAGCTGGGAACAAAGAGCCAGTTCCAGTGGCAACAGTCATGGACAGATCGCCAATCAGAATTGACGACCCCAATGTTGTTGCTGCGTTGTTTGTAAATAAGACTGGCATTACGCCCTCTCTTTCAATTTTTGTTCAAGTGCTGTAACTTTGTCGGTTAACTCTTTAATAGCTTCAATGAATAGACCAGCCATGTTTGCGTATGAAACACCGTATCTATCATTTTCCTTGTCGTAAGTCACAACTTCTGGTGCAACCTCCAAAACTTCTTGAGCAATGACACCCATATGCCGCTTGCCATGCTGTGACTCATCCTTGACTTCTTCCTTGATGAGAGTGTAATAAACACCACGAAGCTTGTTGATTTTCTCAAGTGCGCTATCAATAGTGACAACATCTTTTTTAATTCTGGCATCTGATCCCGCAACAATATTTCCGGTTGCATAAAGACTACCACCAACATACGCAGCATAAGAAGCTGACGTAGTTGATGTCATGATGCCAACACCTGCGTTTCCAGCTAGATAATATAAAGGCCAAGCGCCGCTCGATTCTCTGTAAAAACCGCCATTACCAGAACCATCTGCCATTACATTTAAATGGGTGCTTGCGTTGCCAAGCAATACGCCATAGTAACCAGCTTTTGCAGTAGTGGCCGCTGTTCCACCATAAGTGGTAAACGAGTTGGAAACCAATCCAGCCACGTTTGTTGCAGTAGAAGCATTTCCGCTCAAGGCTCCGCTGAATGTAGTAGCAGACAGAGTACCAGTCGATGGGTTATATCTCAGCTTGGTGCTGGAGGTCAGGGCATTAGAGAATGTCCCAGAGTTAGACGCAGAGAAGGTCGGGTAATAAGTGGCGTTTGTTGTGGTGTCATCAGTGATGTTTGCGCCACCAGCATTGGCCCACGCAAAAGCAGATCCATCCCATTTAAGGAATGTGTCTGTTACTGTGGGTGCTACTGCAAATGCAGAGGCTCCAGCGCCCGTCTGGTAGGCGATTCGATTTGCGCCGCCGCCAGCAAGATGTGTTGCTGTAGTTGCAGTCGTCGCGTTTCCAGACAAGTCCGCCGTGATTGTTCCGGCAGTAAAGTTGCCGCTGGCATCGCGCTGAACAATGGCTGAAGCTGTGTTGGCACTGGAGGCTGTCGTCCATGTTGGAACAGATGCGCCACCAGATGTAAGAATCTGTCCAGCAGTACCAGCAGTAGTAAAGTTCAGCGATGTGGCTGTGCCATAGGCCACTCCACCAGCAACAGGCGTAGAAGGAATCAAGCTGTCTTTGACGCCCTGTGCGATTCCGGGCCTTACGTCTGTGTCGGACAGATATTGAGGGTGATCGTCATCTGTCAACCCGGACAGATTGCCGTGGTCAGAAATCAATGAAGGAGTGACCCCAGCGGCAGATACGCTACGCAAGTCTTGAACGCCTACGAGCTTTGCCTTGGTTGCGTTGGAATAGCTATTCGCACTCTGGAAAATCAAACGGTACAAAGGACGAAACTCTACCGACGGAAATCCCGGCAAAGTCAGATCTTCAAAATGAAGCTCTTCGGCTTGGCCAATGGTATTGGTGGCTGACTGATTCAGAACGGCAACAACTGGATAGTTCAGATTGTTTGTTGCAAGCACCCAAGAGATAGTGAACTCTCCACTGTTTACATCAACCACAGACCATGTTCCAGAGGAAAGGACGTTGTACTGTAAGAGGGTTCCCTTTTTAACAGGGTAGTCGTTGGGTGTGGTTATCTTCCACTCTGTCCCGATCAGGTACAGAACTGGGATTTGCGCTGGGCTGCTAAGATCCTGCTGCCAAGTATTTGCTGTCGGCGTATTGGTAGAGACGACATCAATCTGCATGTCCTCATCAAAGAATGTGCCGCCTTCCAGCGTGACCTGAGCGTCAGCATTTGACGAGCCAGTACCAGAGATTGTGTAGCCGCTAAGGGCAAAGCCGTTGGCAATAGCTGCTCCCCGTGTGCGGTGCAGGTATTCATGTGTTTGCCAATCCAATGTAACGCCATGACGCTCGTCTGCAAAGTAAATCGCCTCGTTGTCTGTTGCGTTCCAGTACACATAAGCGGTAGGAGCATCTTCATCCCATGTGAAGAATGCCATCTTAGCCGAAAGGACACCTGACGAACTGAAGTAGATGTAGTGCAAACCAGCAGTGTCTGGGATAACTACCGTCTGAGCGGTGGTGTACGTGTACTTCTCGCCCTTGCACCAAACAACAAAGCTTGTTGACACTGGCTGAATGGTAAACGTCCGAGTGCCAGCATCAAACGAGATAGACGACTGAGTTTTGTCGGCGTGACCCATAGGTTCGCCCATCACCGTCTGTGACTCGTTTAAATTGTTTAGGTTGGCATCCATCTCCGCATTTGTCAGCGGAGATCCTTTGCCAGAGCGAGTTGTGATTGCGACCATTTATCAGCTTACGGTGACAGTCCAAGTAATGGACATAGCATCATCAGAACCTTTGTTCACAACAGAGAACACGGTACGGCACAGCATGTCGCCACCTGAACTGTTGTTGAAGATGCCAGCCTCAGTGACTGCGCCAGTACCTGTACCAGCAGGGAATGAAGCTGTGTATGTCACAACAGCACCAGAAGATGTAGCGGTGGCCAATGAGACTCGGCCAAGCTGACTGCCCATTGCTGTATCGCCAACTGCTGCTGACGCTGTTCCATCGCCAATAGCCATGTGGCTCATAGCGACAGGACTGTTGGTCGTGGTCTTCAGCATACTGGCAGCAATAAAAGTTTTGCCAGTAGTCAAAACTAAATTTTTAACGCTGCGTGTATCTTTGACGTTGCCATCTTTGTCTGTAACAACAATGTCAACATGGCCTGTCATTTTAATTTTCTCGTCAATCATGATTAACCTCGCTTAAAAAATATAGCTTGCTCCAACATAATCTTCTGCAAAGTATGTTGGGTCGATGTAGTCTTGGTTTGTCAGAAGCCCAGAATCTAATGTTCCGAAAGAATCTGTTCTTGTTTTTGAAAAATTCTTCTGCTCGGCATCAGACGCAAAAATAACATTCGCAACTCCAATAGAGAATGAGAACGTCAGTCCATCAGTTGCATCTGCCGAGTCGTTCATCGCAAATCCATCTGAAAACAACTTGGTTATGTCAAACGCAATAGCGTCTGCTGGAACCGCACTGTCAGACAGGATCTTCGATATATCAAGGATTGCTGAGTCGGCAATATTCTGAGTTTCGTCAAACAGCTTCTGTGGATTCAAATACGTAGCATCGCCAGTATTCAGAGAATCCACGAGATACTTTGCGACAGACTTTGCTGCCAACTCAGAAATCGTCACTACTTCTGCGCTGCTCTTGTCAAAAGATTTTGCAAGTAACTCAGAAGCAAGAACAGAACTCGCTGCGCTTTTTACAAAGTTAAGCACCGTGGCATCATCAATATTTTGTGTATCTGCAAAATCCCTAATAAATATCAGGGTTGTAGTTGCAAGATCAGCAAGAGTTATTGAGTCAGCAAGCGGCCTATCGAATGTGTATGCAAGACCATCCAAGACAACAAACAAATCTGTTGGTGATTTTGCGAATGAAAATGCAGTGCCATCTTGCATGGCAACAGAATCGATCTTGAAGGAAAACAGTCCAGATACGTCAATGTCTGCCGAGAACACCATGCTAATGTAGGCAATCTCTGTGGCTGGGATGACAACTGTTGTTGTTGCAATCGGTGCAACGTACTCGGCAGACGCAGTTGGCCGAATAGATGCCGTCTCAACCACCGGCACGACAGAACTGGAATCTACAACAGCATCAACAAGAACAACGCTCAGCCTTGGTCTGGCGTTCGTTACCGATGCCGTGACCTTGCTGGACATTAGAAGTCCTCGCGGATCTTAAATTTCAACAGGTCGTAGACTGTCTGAATCTGTCCATCACTGAAGGTAATCTCGATCTCACCTTCGTAATCTCCGGCATCGCCTGTCAGCATGGCTGGAGCAGAAGCTGGATAGAAGGCCACCTGACCAGTAGAGCCAGATGTGACCGTACCTGTAACGGTAGCTTGCAGTGTGGTGCTTCCGACTGGGCGGAACTTGAGGACAACTGTTGCATCAGTAATATTGACTGCGCTGCCAGTTGTTTCGTCAGTGATTGTGCAGACGATGGCTGGACGAGTGTCGCCTTGAACGAGCTTGATCTTTTCTGTCATGGCTTCCTCAACTGAACTCGCAGATCAGATCGCACATTACCTCGTGCGGCCCTCTGTCTTGCATCATTCAAGCCGGAAACAAATCTGGCTTGGTTGTATGTCGCTGCCTCGGAGTTGGAGTATGGCTTGCCGGGAGTCAGCATGAGCCGAGCCTTTGCTCCAAACCCGATAATCTCACCCCACAACTCAAACAAGAAATCCTCGACTTCTGTGACTGTTCGCAGGGGGACTAACGCTACACGCATTGTAATAGCGTTGGTGTACTTTTGATCCGGTATTGGCAGGATCGAAAAGGTATCCACGTCTTTCTGGGTATACCCGGCAGGAGGGCCTTTGCTGGCGTTATACCCAGCGATATTGATCCGGTAAGCGTCCGGCAAGCCGATGCCATCAGGGGCCAAGGCTTCCATTTCCTGCCCCAAGTACCACATCTGCATGATCTTCTGGACTCGGTATCCTTTGGGAGGTTCCAAATCGTAGTCTGTGATGTTCTCTTGGACTGTGATGGGGTCGAGGGTTTGGCGGTAGCAGAGACTCTTTTCGCAGAACTCAATGATGGTATTCCGCAGGGCGTTGGTGGCCATGTCTGCGGTGCAGCCGGGTACGTCCGGCAGGATCTCTGAAAGAAATGAGGTCAAAGTTTTCATGAGATCCCCAAAAGGGTAGCCTTGAACTTCTGCAACAAGATAGAAGATCGGCCATCAACGGTAAATTCATCGTCTCGCAATTCTGCGCGGTGAACCACATAGTCCACCAGAGAAACGAGGTACTCGTCCGCAATCGGAACTGTGGAGACTGCTGTGTAGCTGGAAAACGAGGTAGTCAGGTAGGACAGAAACAGATCTGGCCGAACACGCCTTGCCTCGCTCAATGCCGTTACAGCATAGCCAAGCAACTGGGCCTCCGTATAGCGCGGGATCGGGTTGATCTCTGTCTCCTCATCATTGAGCAAGACGCGAGCATCGTCAATTACTGTTTGGAATGTTGCCATTTGTATTACCAGAGAACCTTTCTAGCCCAGTGATTTGCACTGAACACGTCATCCTTGGTGGGCTGGCCACTTTTATTTTTGATCCCTGCGGATCGTGCGAGATAGTTCTTGCGGCGTTCAGGGTCTTTGTGTTGGGTAAAGTCTTCCATGCCGCGATAGCCAAACTTCACCAGTTTGACATCATCGCCCTTCTTGGCCAAGACCATCTTCTTTTGTTTCGCGCCTGCCGGAGCATTCTTTGGCTTGTTGAAGCCCTCAAACTCATGGCCGCGATAAACGATCTTGCCGCCTTCTCGCTTCACATCCTTAGCCTTCATGCGGCCTCCTTGAACAGACGGATGTCAATCTTGTCCTCTACGGACACCTCATCATCTGTTGGCTTCTTTGCTTTTGGCTTTGGCTGATCCTCTACCACTACCTCGTAGCCCAGCTCCAGCAGCTTCTCGTCGTAGACCACCAGTCGGCCTGTCCGTTTGTTTCGCATCAACATGTGATTCTCCAAGTTGGAAGACAGCCTCTGGTCGAATGGACTGCAATGATTCGCAGATTTTCACACATCGCTCGTCCCAACCCCTGTCTCGCTGCCAAAAGCAGCCGGTGCAAGGCATATCTGATGCTATCCCAACAACTGAGTCTGAGCAGTCAAAAACAAAATCACGGATCGTCGGGCCAAGAACAACAACAGCCGGAGTGTTAAGCAGACCCGCAAGATGCGCCATCCCACTGTCGTTGCCGAACAGGATGGTTGCCTCGCCAATAGCCTGAAGAACCTCAGATGCTGGTCTGTTCCACAGAATTCTGTCTGCTGGAATCTGTTCTTGATTCTTTCCAGAGCCAACAATAGTCACTAGGTAGCCGGAACGTGTCAACAGATTTGACAGTTCTGTCCATCTGTCTGCATTCCAAGACCTCACCTGCCAAATACTGGATGGGGCTATCACAGCAATCTTCTGTTCTTTGGCATACGAGAAAACAGACTGAGGGCGCTTTGCCTCGCAGTCGGGAAACTCATAAAACCGATGAAGATTCTTGATGTACCAGTTTGGCCTCGATATGGACTGGTCAGATTTGAGTTGGCCAGCGTAATCAAGATTTGCATCTGCAAAAAGATCTGGCTCTTGGCAAACACGAACATTTGGGTGCTGGACAGAAGACAGCCAATCAACGTGGTTCGTGTGGAACGTGACGTTAAATCCTTTGTCTGCTATCCCGCAAGCCGCATACATGCCGCAAACAGCATCCCCAATACCCAATGCGCTTAAATAGAACGAGACGTCCTTTGTGCGTAGTGGCGGATCTTGTGGATCATCCTCATACTCAATGTAGTACCCAAGCTCAAGCAAGGATCTATCGTAAGCATGAAGCCTATTGGTTTTTGTATTGCGTATGTATCTCATGCAAAAAAGAGAGGGGCCGTAGCCCCTCTCAACTCTGGCACTGCTTAGGCTTTGGAGACCAGAGCATTGACCAATGCTTCTGGCTTAGTCACCTTGTAGCCGTACACATTCAAACCACGGACGATGTTGCCGAAGGTTGATTGAGCGCGGATGGACTCGACGTTATTCATCTGTGAAGCGAAGGAGATCGCGTCACGAGTGCCAGCCAAGATGTTCCATGCAGCCACGTCAGTAGCTGTACCTGTGCCGCCGGTGGCTGAGTCGGAACCCAAGTCAGTGGCAGTAGGCAGGTTGTTGGACACGTACAAGGTGAAGCGGTCAATCATGCCCAGCTTGCCGTTACGCAAGATAGATTGATTGTCGCCAGTCAAGTAGGCTTGTTTCAAGTCAGAGTTCTTGATCATGGCAGCCATCCAAGATGGGATGACCAACCAGCGGCCAGTCTCAGGCACGTTCTGCTCGTCCAACACTTGGCCCATATCCAAAATCAAGTCCAACACGTTGGTCTTGCTGATGGCACGGGTAGCGTAGGTTGCGCCCAGATTGATGTTGCCAGAGATAGCACCAGCGGCTGCGCCTTTGTTGGCAGTAGCTGCGCCAGCTTTCACGCCATTCAACACGTCAGCGTCGATGGTGATCTTCATTTGCTCGGTGGCATCGTTGGTGAACATGTCCATCAACTTGACATCGGCCTGAACAGCATCAACATCGTCCAACACTACGGAGAAGTATTGGCCTTTGTCGATGTTCAGTTCCAGAGGAGTGGACTCAGGAACTTCGTTGGTCAGGTTCTGACCTTTGACATACGAACGGATGGTGATGGTAGGGATGGAGCGAATGTAAACCTTGTCGCCTTGGCCCTTGATTTCGCCTTCCCAATCGTTGTTGGTGATTTCTGACAAGACGGTGGTCTTGTAGAACTTGGCTTGCAGCTTGCCAGACCAAATTTCAGGGATGAATTTTGATGTGCCAGCGGTGCTGTACTGAGGATATGCACCAGAGATAAGTGCTGATGGGGAACCGGATACGCCTAAAGACATGATATTTCCTTAAAAAAGATTTGATTTGCGGGTCATCGGATACGACCCTCGATTGTTGCTGACGAAATGTCTGCTTCAATGGCAATAGCGTCTGCGTCTGAAATAGATCCTCGGCGCACCCTGTCGTAGAAATCGGAGATTTCTGATCGAGTCCAAATCTTCTTAGCCTGTGGAGACTGAGGAGCTTGGTTGACGGGTGGAACGATTTGCTGCTCCATTGACGTAGGGCTACTTGCCGCCCACGATTGCGATGTCTTCTTGTACATGTTGAAGAATTTCGCTGCACGAACAGGATCGCGCTGGTTCTCGGCCTTGCTGAGTAACGACTGACGTGTCTCGCCTGTGAGTTCATCAACCTCGTCCAACCACTTCAGGAAGTTGTCGTTCGCGTTGAGGGCTTCCCAGTCGGGAACAATTTCAGTCAATGACTTGAAGAAGTTATCCGACACCACATTGGTCGTGACAGATTTGATTGAGTTAATCTCGTTTTGCAGTTTGGCGATGACGGAATCCTTTGAGGCAAGCTCTTCACGAGCGACCCGTCTGGCGACATCAATCAAACCTTCTCCGTATTGCTCAATCTCTTCTGGCTTAACCAGTAGTTCAGGAGGCTTCGCATTCTTCATCTCGTCGATTTGTTCTTCGAGAGTCTGAAGGCGATTCTTCAGGTCTTTGTTCTCAGATGCAAAGCGTGGAACTTC